GCGCGTACTTCTTCCGATTGTGTGTCTCTCTCGTCTGTCAGCACTTCTTGAGCAGGCGTATTGACCTGCGTTAGCGCCTCAAGATACGACCCACCCTTTGATGGCGTCACCTCAAGCTGCTGCCTGTCGCCATAAATCTTTGGCGTCATTCTGGCGACCTGCCACTTCGTTATGTCTGCCGCCAGCCTTAAGCCGTGCGCGTCGCCCATACCCATCCTTGCGTCTCGCTTGATGTCCTCAAGTTCCTCCTGAAGCAGCATGCCCCTAAACTCTAACGCCAGACGATACTGCCTCTCGAACTCCGGCTCGGCTGCCAGCTTCCTTGATATTGATGTCCAGCTTGGCATCGACTTATCTTTGACGATTGACGTGATCGTGCTGCCATTGGTTAGCCTCTCAAGAAACTCCGACCAAACATCCTCAGATATCTTCGGCCTTGCCATCAGTCGTCCTCCAGTGTCAGCACATAGCTGACGTCCTCGTCTATCTCCAGCAGCGGCTTGCGACAGGCGCTGCACACTATCGTCTGCGTCTCTTCGTAGACCCTGCCGCGCGTCTGCATGCCGCACCAGTCGCAGTCGACGTAATTGCGGAAGAAGCGCACATAGTCACGCTCCTGCGCCTCAAGGTCCACGACATCAGCCATCCGTTGCTATCTCCGCCCCACATGCGCCGTAGCCGCATATGTCGACCCAGCTATCCTCATGCGAAGGCGTCTCCATCAGGCGTGCCACCTTCAGGCACGTCATTGCAAGCACAACCTGCTCCGGTGTAACCCGCTGATCGAACACAACCGACCACAGCGCCGCTATCCGCTCGTGGTTCTCCCGCACGCTTCCATAATTCTCGCCACGAGCCTCCACGGCGTGTATAGCCGCGTCCAGTGCGTCTAGCTTGTCCATCCTCACTTCTCCCTATCACAAGGCCGCAGCACCTGCACTGCGAGCCGCCTGCGTGTTTAACCAACGTATCCGACTGGCACTTCGGGCAGCAGCCCTGTGCCAGCCACTTCGCGAACAATCCGTCACCCTTATCTAACATACCGCCTCACCACCTTTGTGCTGCTTTCAGGCGCAGGCTCTTCCCACTTGGCCCGACACTCCGCCAGCGGTTCGCTGACACCATCGTGCGCTGCGGGATACACCTCGACGCGCACGCCATCCTTTACACGCATGATGTGAACCGTGAGCGTATGCACATCGATCCACGCATGACCGCCGAGCAGTTGGTACTCTTGGTCTGTGTAAATTATGTTCAAATCCTTTACCGTCATTAGAAGGGTATCTTATCATCTAACGACGCCACAACCTGATCTGGCGTCTTTGGTTTGATGCTTTCGATTGTAGCACCCTCGAACAGCGACTTCACCTTTTTCGTCACCTCACCCGCCTTGCCGTCCTCAAACGCCTCCACGATGGCCGCAACCTCGCTCATCGCATAGACCCGGTCGACCCTGCCGCTGTCCCTGATCTTCGCGATCTCCGCCTTGTCCCGGCACACCGCAATGACAGCGCCCGAAGGCGTCGTCTCTTCCCACACCTCACCGCTGACGGGCTCGGCCCCCAACTCTATCGCACGTCGCTCCAGAGCCTCGACGCCGCGTATGGTGCTGGCGACCGCATCCTCTACCTCGACGCCGCTGCCCTTTTCAATCGCGCGGTTAAGCAAATCCATCTGCGCCCAGAACCGATCCCGCAATTCCGCCTCAACCAGCAACGGCAGTCGGTCGATGCCCCAATGCACCTCGCGCGCCCTCACCGCCGCATCATACGTCGCAAGCGCAGCCTGACACTTATCAGCGTCTCGCTCACTCGGATAGAACCGCCACTCCCGTGACGTCTTGCTCTTCGGTACTCTCTTCCTTGTAGCCATTTTTATCTCCCGTGCGTGTGTGTGTGTGTGTGTGATGTGATCCCCTAGGGGTGATCACACACATCACACATTTGTGTGATCACATGTGATCGTGTGATTTTTTCACACATTTTCTTCTAACTCATTGATAACCCAGCACATGTTGTTCTCAATCGCAATCACACGCTTCTTTTGCAGCGCATTTCGTGCGTCGCGGCGTTTTCCGCCCGTTTCGTCCGGTGCCTTGGCATTATGGTAGGCGTGCCACACGTCTTTGTGGACGCTTTTGGCGCTCTTATCTATCAGCGCCGAGCGCAGTGCCTCCAGTGCGATCTGCTGCTCAAAATTTAGTGCCGCCCTATTCCTCTGCGTCGCCTCGTCTGTGCGCTCAAGCACGACGGACGTCTCGGAGATCGACGCAGGCACGGTGAGCATATTGAACGTCAGCCCGTCTTCTATGGGTTCAGCGTCCTTCTGCTTCTCGACCTTCAGGACGACCTGCGTGTCCACCTTGCCGACGGCCAGCGACGTGGACACAGCGCCGAGCAGCGAGTTCGAGCCACGGGCACCCTGCGTTGTCGACTTACCCGCGTGATGCACCGCCAGCATCGTCCCGCCGGTGTGGCGTTGGATTGCGTCGCACGCATCGATGAACTTCGCCATCTCCGCCGCGCTGTTCTCCTCAGCGCCGTGCATTGATCGGTGGACCGTGTCGACCACCACCATCGCAAACCTCTGGTCCAGCCGGTCAATCGTCAGCATGAGCCGCGTCATCTCGTCCTCGTCCATAAAGTTCACCGCAAGCGGCAGCACGAACAGCGGAGCCTTGTCGGTGACGCCCTTGTGCTTGGACCACGCCTTCCAGCGCTTACCGAAGCCGCCCACGCCCTCGCCCGCTATGTACAGCACTGAACCCTGCTTAACCTCAAAGCCCTGCCACTCGGTGCCGTGCGCGACGCTGAGAGCCATATCAATGGCGAGGAAGGACTTACCCGTACCCGGCGCACCGTACATCATACAGAACGCGCTCTCTGGCAGCAGTTGATCGACGAGAAACTCAACCGGAGGCATCGACCAGACCGCGTCCTGATCAAGCGTCTCGAACGGGACAATCTCATTGCCGTCCGCGTCCTCCACCGCTGGCACCTCATCGCCTGCCTCCGGCTGCGCCGTCACCACTGGCGCTTGGCGGACGATGTCCATCAGTTCATCCAGAGTGCGCTCGCTCAGAAAGTCCGCCACGTCGCCCTTCTCTTCGAGCCCCGGCAGGTCGATGCGCTTGATGCGATCCGCGACGCCCCAGAGGCTTGCGATCACCTTGTCGGCGTGGGTTCGACCCGCCTGATCATTGTCCGGCAGCACGATCACGCTGCGTCCCGCCAAGTGCTTTGAGTGCGTGTCCAGCCACTTGCCGGACCCGCCGTGGTTTGTGGTGGCGACCAGCCCGCCGGCCTCGATCAGTGCGTCGGCGCACTTCTCTCCCTCGACAATGAACACCGGCTCGTCCGGGTTCTGGATTATCGCTGGCAGGTTGTACGGCAGCGGCTCAATGTCCTTCACGCTGTACAGGTAACCGCCCCTGCCGTCCGGCTGCCTCAGCCTGAAAGACTTCGGGTACAGGCGGCACGCCTGATACGCCTCGGCCCCGTCTGTGTCGAAGTAGCTGTATATGCGCTGTATATATTGCTTGGGTTCGAGCGCCTTCTGCGCCTGCTTCTGTATTCCGAAGTCGCGCTCCAGCACGTCAGCGACTGAGCCGGATATGCCCAGCTTGCCGTACTCCCTCACCATTTGAGTGATGCCGCCGCCGCTCCCCCTTTCGAAATCATAAAAAACCGATTTCTGTAGGTCCAGTTCCTTGCTGCCGTTGGTTCCCCAGCGCAGTGTCCTGCCTTGCTGCGATAGCTTCGCATTCGGCTCGCCCCAGTAGTGTCGGGCAATCCTCTCAGCGTGTGCTGCCAAATTTGTCATGCTGTGTCTCCCAGCCGCCTCCCGTGTTAAACGTCCCGGCGGCGGGGGGAGACTTCCCACCGCCGGGACTACCGCATCAGAACAGATTGCTGCCCGTCGGCTGGGCTGCCGGAGGTTGCGACACCGCCATAGGCGCTGCCTGTGCTGCTGCGGGTTCTTGTGGCGCGGCGTTGCCGTCAAACATCGCCGGGCGATCGATCCACTCGGTGATCGACCACTGCGGCACCTTGAAGCGCAACTCACCCTGCGGCGAGTTTATCTTAATGGTTTCTGCCGCGTGTACCGTGACTACCGGAACCTTGCCCGGATTTGCCGCAGCCTGCGCCTCATACTCGTTGTGAAGAGCATCCATCTGACGCAATACAGTTTTCGCAGAATGCGAAAATTCGCGAAGGCCAAGTTCACGCGACGCGATCCGCACTCGGAAGGCTTGCTTGTGATCCTCGGACGGCTTGGCGGGCATCTGTCCGTCAGTGGCTTTGACCATCTGAAAGTCAGGCGCACCTGATGCGAATGAGAGCCATCCAACTTCGATTTCTCCCAAATCCATTGCGAATTTCTGGGGAAGTGCCAGTTCCTTTTCATCTTTCACCCATACCCCGTCGGCTCCCTGCGTCCGGTCCTGTTGAATGAA